TATCAATGGTATCACCAAACCAAAATATGACCATCGTTTGATTGATACAATGGTTCTATGTCATTATCATTTGGATTTCCTTGGTATGTCCCTATCACTGGATACCATTCGAAAATTCTTTGGATGGTCATTGGATGGAAGCCACACGGCAACAAAAGATGTTCATGACACGGCAAAACTATATCGTAAACTTATGAAAGCCGGCCGTATCCATCGATTAAAATGGATTACTTTCTATTTGATTCGACAATTAATTTAATACCGGATATTTGGCCATCCAACTGATTCACCTTTTGTTCCAAGACCGTGATTCGTGTGGATATATCATCAAACTTGGTTGTAATCGTTGATAGTTTATCGGCGATCGCTTCCATTTTCGTGGTGGTTTGGTCTAATTTGGATGATATTTGATTGGTGATGATTTTTCGTTCATCATCCAGTTTACCAACGACCGAATCATATTTGTCTCTTAATTTCTGTTCACGTTCTTCGAATTTCAACAATTGTTGTTCTTCATTGGCGGCGTTCAGGCGTGTAATATCTTCGATCTTGACCAAAAAACGTTTGTTCATAACATCCAACCGCTTTTCGCTTTTGGTGTCACGATATACCAAATACGCCGCAAATAAACCCATCGCGCCGTTTTGTAGTAATAAGTCAATAATCGACATTTCCATCCTAGATTCCGTTTTTCTTCAAAAATGCGGTTGTGATTGGGACCACCAATTCAACAACATTTTCCGCAATGATATCTTTGATTTCCTCTTTGTCAATCTTTGAATCATCTTCACGCGCTTCTTTGATATCCTCAACAATCTTTTGTAGTTGATCTTGGAATATTACAATCAATTCCATCCAAGGAATTTTAATTTTCTTCATCATATTTTCCTGTAATTAATGTGTATGTGAATGTTGGCCATCCACGAAATTGGATTTGTTTCCTACATAATACCATGAAATGGTCAAACTCGATAGGTGATGCGAAAACCTGACAACCAGCCGAATATTTATCCACGAATACCGATTCACGCGATGGATTTGAACGGTGGATGTTGATTCCAAATATTCCTTCATCGATCACTTGGGATTCCTCCGGTACTTCATCCCTATCCGAGTCACGCCATACACGGACGGGCTGACGTTGACATAGTGCGTCGTATTTTCCACGGTGTTTTCCAATTTGCCATCCACCGCGAACTTGTTGTGGACTACACATGACAGCTGTTCCTTTTTTCCGTCCATTCAACAACCAATATTTCCCCGGTTCGGTTGTGATTTTATATTTATGGTGTTGCCATTGTCCAGCGGCTTTGTAACAAAGATGTAGCGTATCACCAAATGGTGTTCGAACACCAATAATATTCAAATTATAATCACCATTTTCGAATACCTTGAAACCATGTGATTCAACAATATCAAGTATGTGTGGCCTTTTCATAATACATTCCGATTGTTTGTTATTGGATTATCTTCTATCATAAGACTATACATCCATTGTTTGTCTTGATATTCTTTTGCTATGATTTGACATTTGATATTCTGGATTCCGTGATTGGATGAAGTCAGGGAAACCACATCACCCAAATTCAAATAACCATATTCAAATTCCGATTGGATATCAATAACAAAATAACCCAATGATCGAGAACGTAATATGTTTGTACCAATCCGTTGGACCGTTGAAAAATCCGTTACAAATTCCAAATCAATTTCTTGTTTTCTGGTTCCATATCGATTTTTGGATATGGTGGTGTATTGACTATCTTTTACTGTGTAATATCCAAGATACTTATCGAAAAATCCACTATATCCATACTTCAATGTAATTTCATTAATAATATCATCCGATGCAATGGATGGTTGGATTGGTGATGTAATACGGCAATTTTCACCAACTACGAAATCAAATAATGATGTTGCGTTGTTGCGATAAATCATTGGAATGATTGGACGTAAACCATTCGGACCGTTCACAATTTCCAATGGTAGGAATGGAAGCATATTGGATTGGATAAACTGTTGAACGGTTATATCAGTGTTAATGTATCCAGTAAATTTGTATACATTTAGATATTCTCGGATGGAATCGAAGGAAGGAAAATCAATATTGGCTTTTGTCAACATCAACAAATAAAGAAGTAGATCACCGGCACCATCCAAAGCGCCATCACCGAATGGATTTTTGAAACCACCGCCATTTGTCCATCGTACCCAATAATATGGATTTCCAGCGTTTTCGGACGTGCTTTGGTTCCCCTCAATCGTCGTTGTGATTGTGCATACACTGATCTCATTTCCAAGTAAATCATAAGACGATGATATATTGACAGATGCGCTATTGTGCGCAAAATCAACAACTTCCACCGATGAAGCTTCCACCGGATGACCAGCCACCATGATTTCAAATACACCACCAACGGAATTTTGTTCGTTGCTTAAATAAGCCGGTGTACAATAAATATCAGCGTTAAATATTCCACCGGTTGATGTTGTTTGTGGAATTTGGTTTCCCGGTGATCCAATAATGAATGGGTAGACCTTCCCAATTGCCGTTGAATCATGTGGATCCACAAATGTTTGATATGATATTTTCTTTTCTGGTTCTACAATTTGAATGATTTGATCATCGGTTTCATTTTCGATTGAAAACGCGACATATCCAACTGGTTGATCTACATGACCAAACACCGGTTGTTTGATTTTTCCCTTCATCATCACCACACGTTGTTCATACTTGTGAATTGGTTGGAATTCTTGTATCAGTACATACGATACTTCCACCGATGATTCATCCAATATGTTTCCTTGAAATGTTTGTTGTGAAACGTTGATGTTATCAAAATACACCTCCATAGCGATGGAATTGGATTCCACATTGAAGCCCAAAATGGAGGATTCCAAACGAAAGGATGGATCATCAATCGCGCCCTGAAATCCAAGTTTGGTTCCATCGTCTTTTTCAACCTCAATTGGCATCGTGGAAAATCGGAATAAATTTCCATTCCAATCGATTTCCATCAAAAAAACGATATCGGATCCAAGTAATTCGATGTACGATTGTGATAGCTTCATTATGTAATTTCTCGTATGTCAATTTGTGATACTCTGAAAACTTCGGAAACATTTTCATCACCAACAACATGATCGATTGATATGTTTGATGTTGTGATTCCATAGATGAAATCTTGATATCGATTCAATACACGCTTGGTTGAACCGGCTTCAATTGATGGAAGATACACAATTGGTTTTCCAGCGCCATTCA